GCTAAAATGGCTATAAATTAGCTAAAATCACGCATAATATAGTCCAAATTTCTTCAATTCTTCTTCTGTCAAATTATTCTTGGCTCTGTTAGCTTTTACTGATATCACTTCTAAATTATCGAGTGTATAGCCCTTTGACGAATCAATTCTATCAAACGAAAATGAGTTATCCAATGCTATTCCTCGATTCCATTTAAGTGGAATATTTAATACGGGGCATGTAATAGGGAAGTCTATCTGGTAGAAGTCAGAAACCGTCATATCAAACGGAATATTCCGTTTTTTTGCAGACTTTTTGATGTTATTGAAAAGTTCTCGTGGCTCTGGTGCAAACATGCGCTCATTCATGATAGTGCCTTATGTGAAATTTACAGGGATGATTCGTAATATTTATCAACGAGTAATATGACAATAAATATTAATAATATGAATATATTAAATAAATTATCAACGCTCTTTAAGAAAGAGCAGACCTATACCATTTCAGAAATTAAATCAGATACTACCGATTTGAAAATCACTCATGAATCTGGTGTCATTATTCAGATTGAACATGACGGCACAGTTATTGTTATTTCCCCAAAACATCTTGCGCTACATGCACAGGGTAATTTACAAATATCATCTGATACTCATATCGGATTAAAAGCCCCACGGATTGACCTCAATTGAAAAAAGAACTAGCAAACGAACGAGTATGGCAATTTAGACCATTCAAATTTACGGTAGATGCGGATTCATTGGTGGCAATAAGCCCAACCATCCCGAAAGACGTATTCATTGATATACAAGATGGTATCGCGACTATTGAAGGATGCTATGGGATTGATACATTCGCCAATCACAAATTTGTGATATTACTCAATGGCAAATTGGAAACATTCACCAGATATAAAGATATTCCAGGAACATTTGATAATCTTATAAAATTTGCTCCCGATGATACCCACGACGTCACTTTCACGTATACATTCAAGAAGGATGGTAAGAAATTTAAGTATACCCATTGGGTACATCATGATATGCAACCATGGGTTGATATTTTGCCGATGTTGATTAAACGAGAAAATAATGGAGGGTGGACGTAATGTGCGCGGCTGTTACTAGGGTCGGGGATGCCGATACTACCCATTGTTCTGGGATGACCAGAGCAGTTGGGTCAGGTACAGTTTTCTGTAATGGTATTGCGGTATCAAGACAAGGGGACGTCAACACAGGGCATTTGTTACCAGGTTCGCCATGTCCAAGCCATGCAGCACCCATAACCACTGGTAGTACTACGGTGTTCGCAGATGGTATGGGTGTTGGTAGAGTTGGTGATGCGGTTACTGGGTGTACGAGTGTTGCGGCTGGGTCAGGGGATACTTTTGCTGGCTAACTAAATTTCAATGGCGCAATACCATTGATTGCCATATTTGATATGTTATTTCCTTCTACCAAACACGCTTCAATCGCTTGACCACTCACTGATGACGTTGTCAAATCTAATATTACATTTGCGGTATCTATATCACAATTATATAGACGGCCAACAAATCCATTTGCCCCAACCAATGTCAATACTGGTACTGGTTGATTCAACTGTACCCCTATCATACTAAACAAACTATTTACATGGTTTATTTGCGTGGTCAACTGGTCGACCATACCTTGTGATGGTATAGTAGTTGAAAAGGAATTGATAAAGGCATTAGATGTTATGGTCGAAAAGAAATCATAAATGGTTGGGTTTCCGCCAGTCATATTAGTGATGTTTGGTAATATCAAATTTGCAAATGATGACAACCTGTCAGTAGTAACTGCTAAATTGGATACATTTGGTGTGCTTATATTAGTAAGCATGGCAACAGCATCTGCGACTTTCTTGAACTTGACCCCCAAGTCTGTCATTTTAGTAGAAATTCTCTGAAACCCACCATGGATTTGTGTTGCATTCTTGGTGTAAAGATTTATGTTAAGCAAATCTGCTAAATTAGTTATGCTACCGCGCCCTAATCCATAATGGTCGGTAACAGTATCCAAAATAGTTTGGTCAGTGATAGTTCGCAATGCGTTTATTATCTGTGGGTAAAACCTTGAATCATTCAACTGATTTGGGTCAACCCCATATTGAGATAACTGAGCATTTACCCCAGCATAATTTGCCAATTTGTTTGTCATTGTGCTAGATACCAGCCCACCAGGCAACCCAAATGATTCCATATGGGTAATATCATATACTTTTGACGCGTTTTGAATAACTTCTGCTACAACTAATAGATTACCCAATGTTTCGGACAATCCTTGGTCAGATAATGATGTAATATCTGTTATTCCACTACCTAAATCCGTGTATTGAATCTTAGATACAAAATTTACAGAATTTGTTATCGTTTGCACTGTGGTAATATGTGATAACACTTGTCCAATAAATGAAGTAAATCCAGACAAGACAATATTAGACTGTGTACTCAGCGAAGAGGCAGCAGTTGTTAAATTAGCTGACAAAGTTGGATTGCTGCCACTAATAGAAGATGCATAAGCAGTAATACTGCTTATGGCATTAGTTATAACTGGGGAAACTTGCAATGCAGATACATTACAAATCCCAGTTATAGCAACCAACATTGATGGAGTAATTGTGTTACTCATGTTAACCCCTCGAATAATGGATAATGTGCATTTCGTTTAATTTCCATTATTTGAAATGTAGTAATTATTCCTCGTTGTGCAACAGTGTTTTCTGATAAAACAAAAATATATTTTTTCTTATCAGCTCCGCCTATGAATTTTGACAATTCGGATTCATCAGTAACAGGTGATAAGACATACTTGTGTTGCGTGGCATCATACACCGATACTGTATTGCCACGTCTCACTAGTCCATTCCATAATTGCTCTCCATCAGTACTTAATAATTCATCACTGGCAAAACCCAAATGCTTTGGTCTCACATCATCTTTAATTATGAGATATAACTCACTAGCATAGGGTTTAGTACCTGATGGTATAGTTGGGTTCTTTGATGATAATACCACTTTGCAAAAATTCCCATCTATGGTGGTATCTACAATCAACGACACCTTTGTGGCTGCTTTATCCCCACACCAATAGGTTATCTGGTCAGGGGTTTCTGCTTTAAATACATTATTGGCTATTTGAACAACAGGTACATCATACTGTAAATTTTCTTGAAGCATTTCCAGCTGGGCATCAAAATCATTTCCACCTTGCATACGTTGGGGCATTTCGCATAGAAACAATTTGTGAAATTCCCGATAATTCATTATATTATGATGCCACCTTGACTAACTGGGGTAATCCCAGTAGTAGTTTCAATGTAATAGTTTGCTATGTCATTGACCGATGGGGCATCAAGCATAATATGTCTTTTGTCCAAATCAACATTATGTTCGGTATCGCCAGTGTACAGGCTTTGGAGTAACCCAATTCCCTGTGCGCTGGGTAATACAGTAGTTGGCTTGGACAACACAAATTTACTTACTGTTTCATCCACCACTTTTGCAACAATTTCATCACCATTGACTAATTTGAAGCTGACGATAGTGTCTTTTTGATATTTTTTAGTTACTAACATTTGATTCGCCTAATTTTTCTCTTAAAATGGTATCATCCATTTTTTCTAATCCTTGATAACCGCCTTCCACGAACAATTCGCCATTGAGGTATAATTGTGGGACTGCTCTATGTCCTTGACTTATCAACCAGTCCCGGTGTTCTGGAACTAGGTCGATACGAACTTCTTCAAATTGTATTCCTTTCATTTTCAAAAGACCTTTTGCTTGGTCACAGAAGGTACAGTTTGCTTTTGAATATATCTTTAACATTTATTTCCTTATACTGTTGGGGCTACTTCAACAACTGGTGCGGTATCATTACCTGTATATGTAAGAGCTGCTGCTGGACCAGCTATTACCCCATTTTCTAACAGATAGCGGTTCCAAAATTCTCCCATCATTGGGGTATGAGCGGCATCTATTGACTGCATTACTTCCGGTGATGCGTATGATACCGTCCATTTTCCATTTTCATCAACGGACTCAATTACGTTGCCATCAATGATATTCTGTTGCATTAGTTGGGTTCTGGCAGCCGATGCAGTTTCATATTGTTGTTGCTCGGGTAAGGTTAAGGTCAATAGCCATTCGTTAAATGAAATGAATGGTCTCCCATCAGTTATTTGTTGTGTATATGTCTTTAATATTGTCATGGTTAAATCTCTGGTAATTGGTCATAATCTAAATCGTCACTCATCACACCGATGACATAGTTGACAGATTCCGACTCTTGTAGTGCGGTTTGTTTTTTACTTGGGTCAGTATGTTTATTGAACCATGGTATTGGCGTAGTTTTTGGTGCTGCCCGATGGTATTTAGTACCAATTTCCTTTAATGCCCATACCGCAGTATAATCAATGAAGTCACACAAAATATTGGCATTTAGTCCAATCACTGGACCTTTATTGAACAAATAATGTGCCCATTCTTTTTCTTCACGAATGACATCCATATACATTGCATAAACTTCGGCTTCGCACTCTATTTTTATTTCCGCAAATCTAGCATCATCTTTTACATTTTGATTTATTAAATACGCTGTCCAATCTTTATGTAATAATTCATCTTGTAATATCAGTGATATGACGCTGCCATTGCCAATAAAGATTCTGTTCTCAACCATGGCCAAACTAGTAGCAAATGATACCATGAATCGAAATGCTTCAAGTGCATAACTTGCATTGAGTGCCAGCCAAATGGCTTTGATATGGTCTTTTTCAGAGACATCAATTCCCAGTTCTTTTTTGCAATTCAGAATATGCAATCTATTGTAATATTTTCCAACACTAGATGCCATATCAATTATTTCTTGCGTTTCGTGAATACTGTTGAAAATATCTTTTGGTGTATTGTATACATTTCGAATGATATGGCTATAACTACGACTATGAATATTTGATTCAAAGAAGTTCCAGTTATACATCAATAGCTCCAACTCTGGTACACTTACCACTGGCGAGAATATTTGGCTTGGTCCGCGACCTTGTAAACTATCCAATGCCGTTTGTCTTAACAGATTGCTAGTAAATATATGTTTAACAGATTCGCTGGCTTCTTTGAAATCATTGGAATCTTTTGTCAAGCTAATTTCTTCTGGAATCCAGAAGAACCCTCTCGCAGTTTGTTCATACTTCTGTATTTTTGGATAGCGAACTTCTTCAAATCTTTGAATTGTCACGGGACCGGCTGGGTCAAGAAACATCTTGCGTGACAAGTAATTTGGGTTAGTTGATAAATCGTATTGTTCTATTGACATTCTGCTAACCTTGTTGCATCTTCAATCATTTCTATTTGTTTTTCTATTTGTTTTTCGATTCGCCATTGCACTAATGGGTCTATTTCTGTTTGTAATTGTTGGATTAAGTATTCAACATCTAACTCTTTCATATTATCCATGCCCCATGTCGTATAATCTGTTTTCTGCCATATGATTTTCGCCATAGATATATACGTCTGCAAAATCCAGTTTTTACAATAAAATCATATGGGTCTGTGTATGTAACTTTTTTGGTGAAGAATGGTATCTCTAATCGTAGATACCATCCATAAAGTTTTGGAGCTTCGCATTTCTGCCCTATGACAGTTTTTCCGAACGCTATTAGCACATGGTCAGCATAGGCTTGGTGTTCATAATGGTCTTCTTTCTTAAATAATTTCATGTCAAATTCCTACAATTTACAGGATTCACAATCTGAATCGTCATCAATGATATTGGGCATTGCCAAGTCGGCATTATCTTCTGCCCGTGAACCTTGTTTGGAAACCAAACTATAATAAAGAGTTTTGATACCCCATTTATGCGCCAACATTAAATTTTTAGCAATCAATGTAGTTGGTATCTTCCTATTTGGGAAATGTGCTGGATTGTAGAAAGTATTTGTGCTAATACTCTGGTCGGTGAACACCGATAACACAGCAGCCGTTTTCAGATACCCAACACAATCTAGTTGGTCCCATAATAATTGATACTTGTTTTTTAATTTATGATATTCTGGGACAACTTGGGTCAATGATGATGCCTTTGATTCTTTTGTTTGTATCAACTGCATAGGCATTTCAATACCGTTAGTGGAATTTATGACTACACTGGAATTATGACTTACACACCCGTTTGGTAATAAAAAAGAACCAGACGGAGTGGTAATATCCCATGTTTGTTCTTCGTAACTATGTTTTTTTATTGATTTTATTTTCATATTTTAAATATTCCGTTATTAAATCTGCTTGGGTAATTGAGCATTTTGCTCTTTTTGAACAGTTTTCTTCGACCAACATCCATTGTAAGTTTCCTATATGTCCTATAATATGCGGGGGTATGTTATTTTTGAACCCAACCGATGCACCTGTTGAAACGTCCTAACCAACCTGCACTATATCATCGCCTTCTTGTAATTCAAAAACATACATCCATTTTTCAACACCGTCACTATTAACTAGTAATCTATGATTATCTGTGAAATCCATTACAGTACCATCTTCAAATTCGATAGTATTTACGGGTGTCAACCCGTTATATATTACCGAGGTTACTTCTTCAACTTCGTTTCTTCCTGCTATTTGTAAAGGAAAATTCAATGGAATAGATGTACCAGATTCATACGATTGCTCGATATTTTTCCAATCAATTCCTTGATCGTCTAACATTTCATGAAAGTTTTTTCTATCTCCGTTCGCAAAATTTAATTTGTTCCTCCAACTTTGACAACTTTCCACTGGTGCAATCGCCAGTTGGGTGGCATTACGAACCCCATATTTCAACATATCAGCTCGCAGTGTCTCCCAATCTAATTCTGGGGTGAAGTCAGTTAGTTCATTGACACCATCTGCTCGAAGTTCCCATGGAAATATCCCTTTTCCGTATCTTGTATGCTCGCTGTGTAAGCAGCACCCACGCTCTTTTGCCAATTCGACACTTGATTCTGTCAAATAATATGCTTGATGTTCCATCCAACTCTTTACTTCTGCCAATGCATCTGATTCGCCATACGTGAAATTGCGTTTTGCGTGCCAGTAGGCTAAGTTGGTGACACCAACACCTAATGGTCTAATTTCATCATTGCTCAATTTACTCTGAACAGATAAGAAATCTTGATAGTCCAAAATATTATTTAAACTACGATGCAACAGTCGGCATGCTCTACGCATATCTTCTGGGTTTCGAAAATTTCCCCAATTTATCGAGCCGAGCGTACACAAACTTATTCGACCATTGTCATCATCCAGTCTGTTAAATGATTTATTAGGTAGCAAAATCTCGCAGTTGTGTATAAGAATATTGTTCGCGAAAAAACATTCCGTTCCTGGTACAGATATATCATATACATCTGTTTGTTCTACATTTATTTTTCTAATTTTAATCATAATTTAATTTTTCCGTGTACGAAATCTGGATTCGTTTTACAAAATTCGATTTCATCTGTTACTCTGATATTAGTTATTCCATTGTTATACCAACGATGTTTTGACGAATGTTCTGCCGCAATCTTTAGTTGCGTAGTACTTCTATGATATGGATTATATTTTATATTAAGATTCATATTGGCATTTGTCTCATTGATTAAGTTGTCAAATTTCAGTATATAACTCGTCAGTTTCTACTAATTCATCAGCCCGTACATATCCTCTATTTTTAGTAAAAACGAGGTGATCGCCTGTACACCTCAAAACATTACTATTTTCATCTTCAATCTCATAAAGTTCAGTCACAGTCTTTGTTTTGACTGCGGCAGAAACGTTTTCCCAAGAAGTTCCACCATTCCTACAACTTTTGATTTTTGACGTAGTCAGCCCCCCTAACTCGAATCTTTCAACGGCACTAGCCATAGATATATGTTCGACTGAACCATTTTCATGCTGGAAAGTAACTTGGGTATCCCCAGTCACACAGCATAAATTTGACTGGTAGATTGGGTGAATCTTGGTATCAAATGGTCCTTGACGTTGAACATTATCTACATACATTAGATATATGCGACCAGTATCTGTGCGTTCCTTTAATATGCCGCCCTTGAATACTTCTTCTGCTGACATAACCTTTGTTCGCAAATCTTTACGCTTCTCATATTTCACATACAATTCGTCAAATACATCTATATCTCTATAAAATGCTTCATACAAGTCTGGTACTTCATTAGGGTCAAAGAACGTAATATTTTCTTTATTCTTAAATCGTCTCCAAAACAATGCTGACATCACAACTGCATAATCCATGTGTCGTACCCGAGTTTCCTCGGTGCCTTGATTGTTCTTTAATACAATAAGGTCATCAAACTGATAATGCCATATTGGGTAGTATACTGTGCAGCTATTATGTGCTAATAATAATTTATCTGGATTCATACCAGCATAATAATTTTCATGTTCATCAATGCTAAAATCGGCATATTGGGTGGAAACTTTTGGGCAATCTACATTGATTACTTTTTCTTTTTTGTTAGTGTTTGATACAACATAATCATCTGTTGTAACATCACCACCTTTGATATATTTTATAATACCTTCTTCATTTATTGCGGTTGGGTGAGTATCACTTGTGATTAATATTGCACCAGAGGATGATGTAATCCTAACTTGATGTTCATGTTCAACAATTGGACGCATTATATTTTTAACTTTTCTATAAACATCTTGTTGATTTTGGATATCACATGATAATATTAAATCACCATAATCAACCTCAGTTATTTTTTTTCTTTTCGATAAAAATTTCATTTATTTTATTCCTTAATTCCTTGGATATATTATCATCATCAACTATTGTTTTAAATGAATTAACTTCATTTATTGATATTGAACAGTATTGTCCTTTTCTACTATTTTCTTCTTTGGTAATGAGCTGTAAGTTCTCCCTAGAACCAATTATTAATGGATGGATGTTATTTATAAATCCACCATATTTTGAATAACGGTGGTCAACGTGCCATCCATTTTTTCCATATGTTATTCCTAATTTATGTCTTCCTGGATATATATCATTCCCATATACCGCGATTGAAAGTTTAGTTGCTGTCATAACTGCATTGCAATAACTGTTGTAATCATCATATGTAAATGGTTTTACTACTTGACCATTTTTATTAGATGATGTCTTGAACCATCTTATTAGTTTAGCCTCATGTATATTTTCCGAGGCCCTACTGAGAAATACATTTTGTCTATTTTTTATTCTTTCCAAATA